TGTTGGAAGCGCCAGCGCCGTACAAGCCAAGGTACCAAGTGGTAATTTGAGTAACAGCGGTAGCGCCAGCGGTCAAAGCAACGCTTGCCATGTACTGAATGCCTTGGTTAACTACAAGGTTGGGCAACTGCTCAGACCATTTAACAACACCATCAGCACCAACACACTCAACAGTGTAAACGCCAGAAGCAAAAGTATTTTCTGTAGACATAGTAGTTCCTTATGCGCTACGAATAAGCGCAGTGGTTGAAGTATTGGATGGCATTGTAATCAAGAACGTGGTCGTCGAGGTCTTGTCAGACCCAAAATCAAGAACCGCAATTGACTTGTTGCCTTTGCTGGCATTGTAAATGAGGGCACATCGTGCAGTAAGCCCAGAGGTCCACGAGGTATTGGCAAAATTGACGTAGGCTGTGTTGTTTGCAGTGCTAAGGGTTACCCCTGTGAGGGTATTGCCGCCCGCTGTATAGCCTGTAGCCACAACCTCGTTGGTTGAGCTGTACACCGTGGTGTCCGCGTTTAAGTTGACGTTGGCAGTGTACAAAGCAATCTTCAAGGTATCTGTAAGCAGGTTGTGCACACCTTGGTACAGCTCAGACTTAAAGCTTGTAGTTTGGCCTTGAACGATGCTCATGCTACTTGAGTCCTAACTTGACCATCACGGTATGCGTCCATACGCTGTTTACCATCGCCCAGATTTTTAAGCAGGAGCGTGGAGCGGTCGTACAAGTTTTGGTATAGAGCCACCATATCTGGCTCACCCTTCATAAAGCGGATGGCTTCAACTAGTGCACCATTAAGCAGCGCCGAGTCAAAGTTGTCACCAAGCCACGTACTACCTGCAGTAACGATGGATTCTGGGTAGTAATAATAGTGTAGCTCTACAGTGTATGTAGTGTCAGGTGTTGGGCCTAAAATAAACGACAGCTCATTTACTGCGGTTGATTGCGGCCCAAAAATAGCATAGTGCTTAGGTAGGCCAGTGGCGGTTGGGTTGGGGTATGCTTCACGGATGAAGTTGACGTCTTTGTTTAGCAGGTATGTGTAATTACCGCTGCCGTCGACCACCGCCAACGAGTAGGTAGACAGGAAGTCATTAGGAGCTGACAAGTATTTGTTGTTTACCGTAATGGTACCTGTCTGGTTTTTACGCAGATTGGCCAACTGAACTGTGTTGTAGATACGCTGCTCGGCCTGCTGCGCGAACATGGCGTACTCAGTCGCCGTGAACGTGTTTTCACAGATGTCAGCAATGTTTACACACAGTTCAGTGTAGGTCATACGTTATGCCATTGGGCCCCGGGCCATGATTCCTTTGGTAGCAGCGCCAGTACCCCGGATTTTAATACCGTCGGTCTTAACAGCCTCTTCGCCGGCAGACTTACTAATACCACCAACACTTACATCGTAAGTGTCCGCTTTGCTACGATTGGGGCCTTTACCGGGGTTTTCTTCCACGGTCACGGCTTTACCGGTCATGGTGTGAGGGGGCGCATAGACTTCGGCGGGGCCGACTTCTTTACCCATTTTCTTCATGCTGTATGCCATGATTAGCCTCGCTTCTGGTTGTTGGCGCGGGCCATATTGCGGCCAACGGCGCGCATAGCTTGGCTAGTTACGCCTGCGGATTTTTTACCGCCCGTATCAATGCCAACAGCGGGGCCGCTATTGGGGAACACTTTAACGTCAGTCTTGCCTTTTTTGGCGATGCCGTCTGCTGCTTTTGTGAATGCCATGATTTACTCCTAGGAAACCGCTACGGTAACTATACCAACACTCGTCGTTCCTACCAAGTTATTTGGAGTAAGAACGGCATCAAAATTTGATGAGCCCCCAACTGGTGCCCAGCCCCATTGTATATCTCGTGAGCCTCCGGTAGGAAACCCACCTACGTTTACCCCTGCCTCTACGTACGTGGAGTCCCTGCGAGGCTCCCGAACAGCTTGTGGGTCGTCCACCGGAAACATGCCCAACTGCAACTGCGGCTGGTCAGGGTCCCAACAATCCCGGCAGACCAAGAGATTGTACGTCTTAGTCTTCTTGACTTCTTTGCGTAGCTGAGTGAGCTTGTACCGTTGTCCGCAACGGTCGCATTCCGCAATGCTGTTTTTACCGGACGCGAACCGGTTACCCATTTAGGTACCCCCGCCAATGAACATTTGTCTTGGGACGAATCGGATCGCAGCTTTCTCGCGGTCTTCTCCAGCAGCCAACTCAAAGGACTCGTCGTACACAGCTTTAAGCATGGGTATCCGTTGTTCAGCTTCCGGTAATTTTAACGCGATGTGATATGCCAAGCCGGCGGTCAACGCTGGCAGGAAGCGGAAGTTCACGTCAGCAGTATTCACACCGGTACCCGCATCGTCAATACGGCGCAGACGCCAGTATCTAAACACGTAGTAAGGGCTGCCTGTGGTTCCTTGGTCTGGAACTGGCCAAACTGTAATCCTAGGGTTATCCCTAAGACGCTCAATCCAAACTTGAATGGGGCGTGCTTGCTGCAGCTTGTTGGGGATCGTGGCGTATGTAGACACGCTAATACGTGTGATGGTCAAGTCAGACTGGGTAGACACGTTGCCTGCCCCCGTGCGAATAACATGTTCAAGCAAGTCAATGGTATCTGCCGGCAGGTCGTAGGTAGACTGGCCTTGAATGAGGTTGATGTATCCCTCTTCAATGGTCCACATGTTGATACCTTTGTTCTGCCACTCAATCGTCATGAGGTTGAACGACCGACGCGCCGTGCGCAAGTCATAGCCCGACCGCATTTCCCGGCCCGCCCGCTCAAAAGCCTCTTCAGCGATTTCCGTAAAATCGAGGTTAAATGCGGTTGTGCCGGAAACAGTCATTTTTTCAAGCCTTTGAGGGTCTCAGCTAGTCGAGCGCGTTGACCCATTTTACCGGGCTTCTTCGCCGCAGCGGCAAGTTTTTTAGCGGGGATAGGCTTGTCACCTTTAACGCCAAGGGAAGCGCGTAAAGCGCCGGGTTTTTTGATTGCGCCTGCAATCCAATTTTTAGTAGCCATTATCTGAACCTCGCTGTCTTTTTTGCAACCGTTTTTGGTTGCGCTACAAACTGTTTACCCGCTGCCTTGCCTGCACGTTTGGCACGGGTTGTGGCGGCATACTCTGCTGAGCTAAGGCTTTTAATGGCAGCTTCAGGGAGATAGCGCTCCCCCGTCTTTGACGACGGCTTGCCAGACTTAGTACGCCACTTCTGGTCGCCCCAATCTTTAAGGGATTGCTGTGGTGCTTTAAGTGCCATCGCCATAACTCCCAAAAGCATCAAGGTATTCTAGGGCATTCCTTAACACAGTAGGGCTATCTTTAAACATCCCCAACGCACGATTGCACTGTTTGCAAAGTACGCCCCGAAATTCTCCGGTTTCGTGGTTGTGGTCAATAGCGCTTTCTATCAACGCTACTTCTACTTTGCAAATGGCACAGCACCCTTCTTGGCGCTCGTACCGTTCTACAAGTTGTTCTGGGGTAATTCCCCGGCGGGAACAACGCTTAGCCAAAGTCCACGGGTCTCTTTCACGATACTCAGCCACTCGGTGCTGGTTAAGTTCTGCCCAGTCCTTATGTCTTTTGTAAAGACAAGTATGGCAATGACTTTTGTACAGATGCGCCATTTGCCCACCACGACTACGAAACGCGGATAACTGCTTTGTCTCACCACAATCTGTACAAGTCTTTGTAGCCTCAGTCACGATAGCCCCCACCTGCGGCCTTATATTTTTTTGCTACTAATTGGCTTTTTCTCGCGCTCCATTTTCCAGAACCAGTACCCTGTGTTGCCGCAGCTTTAACTTGGCTCACAATACGTTTGCGCAGGCTAGGTTTGGTGTAGTTTCCAGCGGCATTTACATGCCCGCCTTCAGCGTACTGGGTGAAGTCAGTGTCGTCGCGGCGAGCGGTCTTTTTACCGCTAGGCATTTTGGATGGGGAGATGTCTCCCATGCCGCGACTAACCCTCATTTGCGACCCTTGGTCATACCGCCACCGCAGAACTGCTGAGCACGGGTTTTGCCGCGTTGAGCAATACCATCAGCCGAACGGGTGAAGCCACCTACAGAGCCGCCAGAAGCATAGCCTTTGACTTTGCCACCGCGTTTCATGCCCAAGGTCCACTCGTCACCGCCAAGATTTTTACGCATAGCCTCTGCGCCAGCAGAACCGGGCTTAACACCGGAGCGGCGAGCGTTTTCAGACAGCATTTCGGAGTTACGGCCTTCAGCACGGGCAGCGCGTTGCTTAGCCAGTGTGCCGGCTTTGTCGTAGCCAATGCGTTTAGTAGGTGCGGGTAATGCTGCTTGAGAGATGGTGCGTAGCCCGCTGCCGCCACCACGGTTAGCGGCTGCTTTAGCTAGTGCTGCAACGCCTTTAATACCAGCGCCACTACCACCGCCGAGAACCTGCTCAGGGTATACACGTTCGATAGCTTGGCTTTCGGGCATCATGGTTTGTTTGCGGTACTTAGAGTCGCCCTTGCCTTCGTTACCGTAGTTCTCGTTGGTACGAGTGTTGCCGGCCATTGAAGGGCGCTTAGAGCGGTCATCAGTAGCAGCTTTACGGACGGGTGCAGGGGTAGCTACCGGAGTACGACTTACTGGGCGGCTGGGCATTGAGCGGCCAGAAGTCTGCGTTTGGTCGGGGCCGTCAGCGGTAGCGCCTTCATCCATTGCGCGACGGCGGGGCAAGTCAGCGTTCAAAGCCGCTTCATTTGATGCTTCGTCTTCAGTCTGGTCGGGGATGCCGACCATGGAGCCCTCTTCGCCGTCATAGCGTTTGACTTTGTGTTTAGCCATTAGCACTTCCCGCCTTTCTTCATTGCAATTTGGGTTGCTTTGGTTTTGCCTTTGGTAGCAATACCGTTGGCAGAAGAACGGAACGCGCCCCCTGCAGCCAACTTTAAGGAGGTGCCCTTGCCGCCTTTGTGCTCTTGCATATCGTGCTGTTTGAAGGCCTTTTTAATCATGGCCTTGTCTTGGGCCATGTCGGTCGAGCCGCCCTCGGCCATCTTAGCCATGCCGCCTTTTTTCATGCCCATCATCTGCTTTTTGTCTAGTGCCATGTCAGCTTTAGAACCCTCTTTCATGCCCTTTTTCTCCATGTCTTTACCAGACTTCTCAAACTTAGCGAATGGGTTTATACCTTTAGTAGCCATACTTCCACCTTTTGAAAATTTACGGCCCTTGTCGGCTTTGTCGAAGTCTTGGCCCACGGACTGTGGGACGCCTACTTTTTTGGCAAACGCAGGGCTATGCGCGATTGCCGCCATGAAATCATGTTGTTTTTTAGAGCTACTCGGCATCTGGTTTCTTTCGAATCAGCTCTGAAAACGGTTTGCCAGTCACCATCTCTGCGATACGCATCAAAGCAAGCACTGCTCCGATAAGGCCAAACACCGGCGAAATGAACTCAAGAAACGCACCAATTGCTGCTATAGGAGCAAAGATGTCGATAGCGTTTTTAAGGGTGTCGTGATGTTCAGTCATATCAACATTTCCATCGTGCTAAAGATGCGGCCTTGCGTGTAGGCTTGCCGTTTTCGTCTTTCATCGGACCCGGCATACCGGACATCCGCGCACAGAACGACTTCTTGCGAGGGCCACCTTGGGGCTGTGGAGCCTTGAGATTAGACCCTGTAGCTGCGTTGTACTTGGCGCGGCCTTTGGCAGTCAGCCCAGCCCCTTTAGAGGCCGGGAGTTTTTCACCGCGACCCACTGCGAGGGATGGGGTTTTCTTAGCCATAAAACACCGTAATTCCTGTTACAGAACCGACGCTAAGTGTGAGGTACAGCCCCGTAGAAGCCAAGATACCTTCGCCGGGAACAAATACACTAAACGTATTGGGCGTTCCAAGGCTTGCTATGTCCATTGTGTACAGAATGGCCCCCGTAGAACTTCCATCTCTTATCTCAAAAGTTGCAGCCGTGCTTGCTTTTGGGCTAATAACAATACCTTTGAGGCGTGTACGCCCAGCGTAATAAGACCCTGCCGCACTTAAATGAGCACTCTTAACATCAGTTTGTTGCATAACTAATCTCCTGTAAAACAGGGGCCGAAGCCCCTGAGACTAATTACTGCTGGCCAACGGGTTGTGAGCTGTTGCCGCTAGAGTCTTTGACCGCGTACTGCACAGTTATTTGAGCTGCGCCCCCGCTAGCAGTTCCTGCGCAAGCGTAGATAACTTGAAGGATTAAGTCAACTGTACCGACGTTCAGAAGGGTGGCCATGTTGGTACCAGACAGCGTGGTAGTTGCGCGTCCAACTGCCAAGGGGGTAGTGGTAGCGCCACCGACGGTAGCCAAAGTAGTGCCGCCCGCCGTTTGAATGGTGATGGTATTACCAGTTGAGCCGGCAAAAGCAGTGGTGATATCGCAGAAGATATTGGTAATCTGTGCGCCAGCAGGAATGACTGCGAAAGTGGTAGCAGTTGTAGTACTGACCGTCATCGTACCCGTCTGAGTAACTTGGGTAGTACCCGTGTTCTGGATTGTGCCTGCAGTGGTGCCGGTGGTGTTTTTAACGGTGCCGAGCAGCCAAGGGCCGAGGTGAGTTGCGAATCCCATGATATGTGTTCCTTACATACAAGCTAAGTGCGTCAATCGGTATGTCGTCTGCTGGGGCAGTTTGGCGCACTGGAAGTCCCAGATGCACACAATATACACTAAATTTTGATAGAGTCAAGGGCATGCCCTACAAAGACCCCGCTGTTAGAAAAGCCAAGCACAAAGAGTATTCGGCTGAGCACTACAAGGCTAATAAAGCGAAAGTGCGGGAGTCAGCAAAAACAACTCGGCGTGAAGGTAGGGCGTTATGGTCGGAGTTTAAAGCAGGGTTAAGCTGTTCCGTTTGCGGTTTTGCACACCCCGCTGCTATTGACTTTCATCACCCACCGGGCACAAAAAAATACGGGGTAAATAATTTAATTAAAGATGGCCGGTATGCCCTAGCGTATAAAGAGGCAGCCAAGTGCATCATCCTCTGTGCTAACTGCCATCGCATCCATCACTACAATGAAAAAGGGGACCGCTAAGGCCCCCCGTGTTGGGTACGATTATACCCAAATTAGGTTGCTTCGGCTTCTTCTTCGTCTTCAACCAGCAGCCACTCGCCGGTCTCTTCGTTCAGCCAGTACCAAGCTTCGTACTCTTCGTCGTACCAGCAAAAGCACTCAGCGTCTTCATCGTAGGTGTACTCTTCGCCTTCAGCAAAGTAGTGGTCGATGTCTTCGGGGATTTCGATATCGTCTTCAATTTCAACAACTTTGCCATCGCCAAAAGCAGCTACAGCTTGCAAGAACTGCAGAATGGACTCGGTGGAATACTCAAAAAAACTGCCTTCTGGCAGCTCAACAGCTACAGTAAAAAACATGGTGTTCTCCAAAAACTAGGCGCAGCGACCTTGCTGCAAAGACATCCTACACGGTTTTTGTGACTTAGTTTATGACGAGGTTTGTTGTGTAAATACAACAAAAAAGGGCTCCCGAAGGAGCCCTTTCTCAAAGCCCGAGGGCTTAGGCCGAACCGGGCGATCCGAAGATGCCCAGAGGGTCAGACACGCCGAACGAGTAACGCTCGCGAGCCTTGTAACGGACGTTACCAGTATCGAAGTCGCCGTCCATGTTGTTAACCAACGGGGTACGAACAAAATGCTTCAAACCGTTAGGCACGTCGGTAGTCAAGTACCAGCCGTTGGTGTCGGTCAAGAAGTGGTTAACGCAGTAACCTTCAGGAATCGAACCATTGTTCTTCAACGCGTTGATGTCGTTGTCGGTGGTACCAACGCGCAGTTCTGTTTCCAGCAGGCGGGTAGCGACGAACATCAAAGCCGGAGGAATAACCAACTTCTTGGGACGAGCAGCAATCAGCAGACCACGCTCATCAGTCCAAGCGGCGATTTGAATAACTGCGTTTTCCAACGAAGTTTCGTTCAAGTCAGCAGCGGTAGCTGGGCGGTTGCTGTTGACACCACCAGAGATCAGTGGGTGTGCAGTAGAGAACAGAGGCTGGCCATCACCGTACGTGACGTTGGCGGAGAAGCCGTTGTTCAAAATTGCAGCAGCCTTGACCTGCTTGGTGTATGCCATACCACGGGCCAAAGCCTTGGTGTAGCGGCTGGAGAGGCTGTCGTACAAGTTATCTTCCACAGCTTCCTCAGTGATGGAGAAGCCCATCGCAATGGTTTCGTGGTTGTAACGAGCAGTCCAAGCTTCCTGCGCATTGTCATAAGCAATGGCAGAGCCCTCGTTCTTCACCGGAGCGGCGGAGAAGCCAGACAGCTTGGTTTCCTCTTCAAAGCTACGCTCCGAAGTTTCGGTTTCATAGATTTCCTTGTGCTCTTCGCCGTACTTGGCGTACTCCAGACCGAACAAAGCGTTCAGACCGGGGAGCAGTTCTTTCAATAGTTGTGCGCGTGAAATAGCCATGATTTAACTCCTTAGACTGCGGCAGCAGCGTAGTACTCTTGCAAGCCGAAGTTCAGTTTGACCAAAACTTCAGGATACTGAGTAAACACGAGCGTGGCGCTCGAACCAATCGTTTGCTGGGGTGCAGCGTTCAACACAACAGAAGTCGTGTTGTTAGCTGTAATAGCCGTAGCAACGAACGAACCGGTTTCCACCAGCGAACCGTTAGGGGCCAACCAAGCGACGTCAGTACCCACAGGGATAGCAAACGGTACGTTAGCGGTAACCGTAATAGTAGCGGTAGAGATGCTGCTATACACAGCGGTACCCAGAGCAGCGGCGGTATCAGGAACGATACCAACGATGCGGACGGGGTATGCGGCGTTAGCGCCAACCGAAGCTTGACTCTGAACTGCCACGGCAGAATTACCAGTAGCAGTGCTGCCAGTATTCTGTACCAAAGGAGCGTTTTGGCCAACCATTGCATAGCTTGCGCTAGTAACGGTAGTGCCGCCAGAAGCGCACACAACAGCTTTGAACACTGTGTCAGGATCATCGCAGATTACAGCTTGAATATCACCAGCCGCAGTGCTTGCGGGGTAGTATTGGCTGAAAGTCAGCTGCTTAGTCAACGGGTTCGTGTATTGGCAACCCAAGAAAATACCAACCACAGCTTGGCTGTTGAAGGTAGTAGTGCCGGTGAAAGGCACAACAAAGCCACGCGCAATAGCCACGACATCGCCATAGAACATGGCGGTAGAGTAGTTATACGAAATGGGTACAAGGCGGGTAGAACCCGCAAATACTTGACCGCCGATCAAGTTGACCGGCTTTAGGCCGTAGGGGGCCGAGACCGTAGGATATGCCATTTAAGACTCCAAAAAAGTTAAATACCTCTACCGAAAGTAACCTTTGTAGACCGCTCTTTGAACAGCGGCATACGTGGGTCGTTTTCTCGCATGTACGTATTGTCCACGCCGGCCATTTCGGCTTCCGTTTTTTGACGGAAATACGCGTCACGGTCCTGCATAAACTCTACGGGGGCTTTGCATAACATCAGGCCACCAATCAAAATGCTGTCTGGAAAGTTGGCATGGCCACCTCCAAAAACCTGCACTTCAGGATGGTCAGACGCCTTTACAGGTTCCCAACCTTCGCCAAACTGTCCAGAAATGTTAGTCGCGTCATCCTTGTTAAGCATGCTCACCCGAACCCAACGAAACGCATACCCCGGCTCTGGATTAGGGTCGGGTAGAAGTCGGCGCGGAGCCCATTTAACTGGACGTTGGTGGGCCACGCGGGATTCAGATTCACGGCTTTTACGAATTATCTCGGTCATAATCATTTCCTCATTTGTTCAGCTACTACTTGCTTAGCATAAAGCTCCAACGGAACTCCAAGGCGCTTAGCAAGGTCCACCTGCGATTTAGTAAGTACGACTTTTTTGGGCGCAGTACTACGAGTGGCTGGTGCAACCACATTCGATTTGGTCCGTTGAGTTGGCGCATCAACGGGATCAGCAGGCTCGAACTCGTCTGCAAATCTTTGCCGCATTTCGGCGTCAATACGTTCGTAGTATTTGACGCTTCCAGCAGTATATCCTTCCGCCACAACATCGTCATGGAGTCCTACGGCATATGCCGTCATACCCTTTTTAGAACCGAACCATGGATTACGCTCTGTCCAGTCCTTCAGTTGGGGGTCCATATCCAGCTGTTGAGGCTGTTGGGTAGTTTGTACACTATCTTCAGTAATTTGTACAGGGGTAGGGCGAAAATTAGCAACCCGGTCCGATTTAAGGCGAGCTGCGGTCATTTCCTCCTGTGCCGAAACCAGAGCGTCTGGGTCACCCGCTTCGTACGCATTTTTAAACTTGGCGCGGGCTTTTTCCATTTCATTGGCGGCTACCTGCTTAGCCTGTTCCATCAAAGCCGTCTGGCCTTCATGCAGCGAGCCTTTGAGCTTTTTATTTTCCTCAACTACTTGCTTAGCTAAGCGTACGGCCTCTTCGCGTTCGCGCTGGGCAGCTTCTTTAGCTCGGCGTTCCTCATGGTAGCCCTTGGAAAAGTGCTTGATGCGGCTCTGTACGCTTTCGTCGTACTTGGACAGCTCCTCGTCTGTAACGTCTTTAGGCGGCTCGGCCATAGGTTTACGATTACGGTCCGCCGGTGGGGTATCGTCCACAATTTCAATTTCGTCAGCGGGGGCCACAATGCGACCGCCGGCCCGGGGGTTTTCTAACTCGACTGTAGTTTCGTCAGGAAACTCAAAGGTAGTTTGTTCTGTTGCCATATACCCTCCTTAGTATGGGCGTTTGATGCCGCGAGGGTCTTGCACAACCGCTTCAACAGATTCATCATAGATAAGACGCCATTCAGTACCATGAATTAGCATGCGGGTTCCGCTATTGGGGCGAGTAATAATAAAATCACCTACCTTGCAACTCGGACCGCTGGGAAACTTGTCCTTGGGGAACGCGTCGGGTCCTATCTTGGCCACAAACAACACGGGAGACAAAATCTCTTCGTGGTGCATCATGGTCGCGGTTTTTACGAGGGAGCTACCCTCAATAGTCTCGTCTGCCTTGGGCAACATACACAAGATGTGGAATGTCGCTGGGTCCGGCACTTGCCGCGCTTTCTCCTCAGGGGTAGTATTTAATACCCCCGACAAGTCAACGGCTTGAACATCAAAGTCAGTCATGGTTAGCTTTCAAAGTACGCACGAGGTCACCTATTTCCATCTGTGCGGTCAGGAGACCTCGGATAACTCCGCACAGTTCCCGGTAAGCAGGGAAGTCGGTGACTCCCCCCTCTGCCAAAGATTCAGCTAATTCAGTTCGACGTTTGGCGAGCAGCTCGCTCAGGTGCTCAAGGACCGCAATTTCATTCATTTAGGTTCTTTCTTTTCAGGTTTAACTTTAGGCTGTGCAGCGGCAGCGGCTTCGGCGGCTGTGTGCAACTTGTGCAGGTGGGCCTGATCGGCATGCTTGAGCTTCTGCATGTGCACTGCACCGCCGTGGGCCATGGCCTGTGCAGCCTGCTGCTGTTTCATCTGCTGGGCTTGTTGAGCCTGCTGCATCTCCATAGCGTGACGCTGGGCCTGCTGCTGCATTTCCTGCTGGTGCCGGGCCATGATGATCTCTGGGGACTCGCCGGAGCTCTGCTGCTCCTTGAGACGCAGCTCCCACTCTTTCATAGCCAAGTCACCGTCGACCTTCTTAGCCTTAGTGGCCTCGGCCTGACGTTTAATCTCAAGCTCAGCCTGCTGCATCTGAACCAGCGGGTCTTGCGCGGCTTGTTGTGCCTGAGCCTGCTGAGCCTGACCCTTGCTCTGCTGCAGCACCTGCTGGGCCGCTTGAGCCACCATGCGTGACAACTGCACTTCGAGCTCCTCGGGCATATCTTCGTCCGGTGCGGGCATTGGTACACCAAGCTGGGCTTCGACTTTGGCGCGGTATGCGTAGGCCAAGTGTTCCGAGATATGCGCCTGAATCTCGGCCATCATTTTCTGGGCTTGCGGGTTCTGGCCAATCTGCTGCATCAGCATGGGGTCCTGCATCATGGCAGTGTGTACCGCAATGTGTGCATCGTGGTCTTGGTAAATAAACGCCTTGGTCGGCTTGCCGTTGAGGAACGCCATGTTCTCGGACACAGGGTCGCGGGGCTTCATGTCGTCTTCGATCGGCACCAGCTTGTCAGCGTTCTTGATACCCAGCACCTCAATCATCTGGCGGTGCAGCTGCGGCAGGTCATAAATCTGGGGCGCACCTTGGGACAGCTGAATCACAGCTTGGTACTGCATGATTCGTTGAGCCATCGTCGCACTGTTGGGGTCCGACACAGGGATGACCGAGCACAGGTCATAGTCGCCACGCTTGGCTTTACGATCGCCCGACGACGGGTCGAAGCTGTACTCTTCCGGCGTATAGTCGCGGATGATGTCGCGCAGCAGCTGGAACTCCTGCTTCATGGAGAAGTGCACCCGGGCCTGAACCGCGCTCATGGTTTTGAG